GTGCCTGATCGCGGGTAGTGGCCGCTGAGTAAACCTCTGCCCCGCCCTCACCATCAGCACCAGTCATATAGAGACCGATGCCGGATGAAAGCGTGGATTTCGCGTTTTTGCGCGCGACCTCGTCATAAGCGGTACGGAAGCGGCGCACCATTATGGTATCGCCATCTTCATCAAGCACCGTTCTGCCAGTCATCTCATCAATAAGAGGCACGACGAAGCCAAAAATATTGATGAGTATGAAGACATGCCAGGGCATCAACTCGATTGGCTTTCCAGCCAGTGCGCCTTTGACATGCGGAACAAAATTATAGAAATCGAGAATGTGCTGGGCGCGGTCCTCACTGAAGTAGATACCGCGTTCCGGCCCATGCTCTAAATCATTAAGGAAGCGCTGGCACGCCAAACGCACCAGTTCGCCAGCAACGATCTCGCCAGACAGCACGCACTCTGCGTACTGAATACCAGCCTGAACAGTTGCCATTCATCATTTGCGCTTTTTAAGAAATTCATCCAGAGGGTCGACTTCAGCAGGGCCTTTGGCACCAACCTTCGTGCGGCTGGCAGGCGTCATGCCAAATTCACCGAGCATTGCCCGAATACGTTTCCACGCATCAGCTTTCATCACTGCTGCGGGGTGAGGCTTGATCATCCTGATTTCTCTTTCCTTGCCTTCATCCGGCTCTTCTTCGCTAAAAACGGCGTAGGTGTATCCTTCCCGGTCCAGCGTGTCACAGTGATGACGGTACTCTGTGTAAGCCTCCACGAGCAACTCAAGCGCTCGCGCATCAAGTTGCGTGATAACCCCAATCGCGTCCAGCTCATCGGCGATGCGTTTAAACCAGTACTTCCCCTGCTTATCGAAATGCTTGGGAATTGGGGGTACCCCAGAAGGGGGTTTTGGCTCATTTTTATTTAATGCGCGTTTAGATGGGTTCCCCTTCACCAAAGCCAGATGTGTCGGGGTTTTCGGTGGTCCTGGCATAATCGAAAACTCCTATTAATGCTTGGTGGGGTAACCCCAAAAAAAAGTTTTCTAACCTGCGGCGGTGTGAAAAGGGCTTAGGCGGCGGTCCTGAAAGGCGAGAGGGGGGAACTTTAGACCCGCCCTCCCCCTTCAAAAATTACTCAAATGATAGTCATTCTCATTTGCGATGTGACCGCACCAAACCGGTGCGCCCTGACAGCGTGAAACGATAATCATTATCATTTGATTCTGTCTCTGGCTGTCTTTGCCTTGTGGCACGGCCAGCACAAAGCCTGAAGATTGCTGTCGTCATCGGTACCCCCATGTGCTTTCGGGGTAATGTGGTCAACCGTCTTTGCCGCTGTGGGTCTGCCCTTTCGCAGGCACTCCTGACAGAGGTGCCGATCACGCTCAAGAACTCGTGCGCGTCTGACATCCCATTGACTGCCATAGCCGCGCTGGTGTCTGCTCAGTCCGTTCTGATGCTGCTGCCACCCTTCATTAAGGTGATCAGCGCAGTAGCCTGGGCGGTCTGTGGTTGTCTTAGCGCAGCCATGCTTACGGCACGCTCTCGGGATTCGTTGCGGCATCCAGTCTCCACGCCCTGCGGCGCTCAGTTCGTGGTGTGTTGTCGGGGTGGCGCTCAACCGTCGTCGCATCAGCGTGATCAACCAGTGAGTAGCATGGGTACACCACTGCACCGCCGCATGCGTCACCCACCGCGTAATCAGCAGGCGAGCCATGATTCCAGCGGCTGATAACCTGATCAAGTTTTGGCTGAGGGACGCTGTAGCAGACGCCATGAATCAGCCGGTTGAGTGTGATGTAATCTGCCTGTTGCCGGTCTGTATCAATTAGCTTTGTCGCTATCTCAAGCTGATACTGAGGCGGCCTGCCGGTACCGAGGTAAAAGCTCAGCAGGTCATCCGGGAAGCGCGACAGCCACTCAGCCACCTTCTGCGCGAAGCCAGGCACCGGCAGTGCATCGTCTTCCAGAATGACTACTCGTGAATCCTGCTGGCTGGCCCATTCGATAGCGCGGCGATGGTTCCAGTTTGCGCCATGCTTATCCTCATCAATCAGCAGGTGAGCGTTAAGCATTTGTGCCAGCCGTTCGGCCTGATGCCTGCGTGAGCAATGCCCCACAACCACAAAACTTATTTGTGCTTCCACCAGGCGAACTCCTTACCGATGCCATCAGACTTAAATACCGTATGCACCGCGGGGCCGGTCACCATCCTGTCACTGTAGCGATGGGCCACAATGCCAAAGGCGATCATGTCGCCAACTGCTGCCGCTTTAACTTCCTGATTCCAGAAGCGCAGTGATTCGATGTGGTAATACAGTCGGACGATGCCATGCGCGATTGCCATCACATCATTGCGACTGCCACCCAGCAAACCGGCATTGAGCATCACATCATTCTGGTGCTCAGAGAGAAATGCCTGATAGATACCTTCAGGGTGCTGCTGCTTAGCCCAAACGTCTGCATAGGTTTTGGGTTCGGAGCCAACATAAATCTTCCCTTCTTCCATTCCTTGCCACGGTTCGCGCAGCATCTCAACGTCAGTTCCATCAGTACACCAGACGAAGTGATATTCAGGATGATCGCGAAGGTGCTGCCAGATATGCAGCCAGCGCCTGAAGTAGACATTCATCTTCACATCTGGAACTGCTACCAGCGACGAGCCTGCAGGTGCTGTAGTCAACTCATCGGTCAACACGACCGCATCACTGCCTTTGACCGATGCCGCCCACCTAGCCAGCAAGTCAGACGATGCCGTCACTCTGGTGTTGCGCTGCGGGTCAGGCTGACTGGTCAGTAGTGTGGTAATCACAACGTTGCGCTGCTGCCGATACTCTGCATAACCGGTGTAACCGCTATTACGGCGCTCGTTGTGAATCGTGACGTTGCGCTTCACCTGCGCTTCACGGTCAGGCTTTGGCACTGAGCGTTCAACGGCCTGATGCTCATCGAGTGAGTAAATCAGCTTATCTGAGCCAGCAACGTCCGCGAATGCCCAGCTGGTTAACCCGGCGTTGTGAATACGCATTGCTAAATCAGAGTGCTCATACATACCGCGCTGATAGATGGGATCGAATCCGCCAACCTTCTCAATCGCGCTGCGATGGTAATAAAGCATCACGCCGCGCTGGCCGGTATAAGCCACGTGCCGGTCATCCCGGTACAGCACCGCAATGTCGTTAAGCTTCTGCCCTGTGGCAAAGTCCTGAAACTGGTAAGCCAGATGCGGCTCAGATGATTCGATATAGGCCTGCTCCCAGCCACCAGCAATCGGCCAGGCATCGTCATCCCACAGGAAGAGATGCTCACAACCGGCGTCAATCAGCACCTCAAGGCTGGCGTTCTTCACGGCCACAATGCCGCGTGACGCTTCATGCCTTATGACCCTGACATCTTCCGGCACTGTCACTGGTTTGGAAGAGCCGTCATCAATAACAACCATCAGCGCACCGCGTGGCAGAAACTTCAGTTGATGCTCAAGAGCCTGGGATAGAACTTCATGGCGGTTATAGGTGCTAATGGCAATACCTATTTTACATCCTTGAATCGAAAGAGGAGTATATTGTTCGCCATTAATTATCACATTCATTACAAACCACCGAAATTTCATTTAATTTAGAGTGATATATAAGATATTCCTGTGGAATTTTAAGGCGAAAAAGTTATATATTTATTATTAAGTTTTATAGCTCCACATTAAAAATAAAGTAACTTTCACCTCTGATTAAAGGAAAAAACATGTCTTTCATTCACCCAAGCAGATTGGCAAACCTTAATACTTATAAACATAACATCGATAGCTTCGCGAAAACTATAAAAGATTCATTAGTCGACTACTGTAATAATGTTCTGCAATCCAATTCCGAGCTGGTTGCCTATTGTAATTCGAGCAATGAAGTTGTAATAGAATTCCCCACTTTGAATTGTGAGTATGTTTCTGAGAGGCTTTTTTTATTTTCCCCTTCTGGCTCTATTTATCAAGTGATGAACTTTTTCCGTAACGGAGATCATAAATTTGCGCTTCAGATTTATTTAAATGGCAAAGTTGACATCACCGTTACCAATAATTTCATCTCTGATTCAAGAGAAGGGTTAGCTCCATTACCAACAACTTTTGATTACAATGATAATTATTTGCCGGCAGTAATAATCGAAAATTTAATTTCGTATCATATTGTCACACCTTAATAGCGAGGGGAGCATCTTCGGTCACCTCAGTGAAGGTGCCCGAAGATAATAACTTAACCTCGAGAAGAAAGAGTGATCACTATGCAGAGTTCTCGTAAGATTAAACACATTCATCATCGTTTTGCAGTAGCCCTGTAATCCAACGACACCTTAAAATTAATATCCCAACCAAAAGCTACCTACCTAAACCCATCTTATACCATCATTTTTCCGAATTTTAGTTCTGTCCGATATCATTCACCTTTTTTAATTAAGGCATGCTTCTTTCACATACTGCTGCAACCCAGCTATTTGCTTTCCGGCAACTTCGATTCGCTCTCTAAGGGTGAAATAATCCCGTTGAGCGGCGTCAGTAAGTCGGGCGCTGGCTGCATCATCCATGCCGGTGGTGCCGGAGGAGTTGCCTTTTGGGCAGGTGGCGTTGAGGCGCAGCCCGCACTTGCCAGAACTAACGCACTGTTGAAGAGAATCAAGCTTAGCTTTGGCATCTGCCAGCTCCTTAGTGTATTTCGCATCCAGAGCGGCCACGTCACGCTGGCGTGTCTGCATATCGGTGATGGTGTCGTTCGCCTGCTTAAGGCTACTGGTCGCGGTGTCACGCTGCGCCTTATAATCAATGGCATTCCCGCGATAATAGAGCGCGAACGTCACCGAGGTAGCTAAGAGCAGCAGAACCAGCATGATTAGCACAGCGAGTACTTTAGCCTTTGAGGTCATCAGCACTCTCTGCCAGGCACATAGAGCGCTCCATATCACGGCGATTCATCAGTCCGCGCCATTTCTGCCCGCCAGCATAAATCCAGCGGCGCAGCTCTTCACATGCGCCATTAAAATCACCCGTATTCAGGCGCTTTAGCAGGGTTGATTTGGAAAACGCGCTGGAGCCAACGTTGTAAGTGAAACTGTAAAGCGCAGCCCGCTGATACTCCCCTAATGGGACTTTTACCAGACTGTCTACCGACTTCTTGACCGGCTGCAGATCGCTCCACAGGAACCGGTCACACTCGCGGTCGGTGTACTCTTTGCCTTTGATGATCCCCGAGCCGGTGTGCCCATCACAGACAGTCCAGACACCTGCAACATCCTTATAGGGCTCGTAAGCTCTCCCCTCTACCCCATCCTTGCCGCCGAGGAATACCGTAGCGATAGCCATGGCTCCGCCACCCGCGACAGTAATAAGCTTATTGCGCAGGCTGTTTGACATAGCCATGTATTACCCCTCGTTGATGTCTGGTGCGGTGGGCCAGCGCTGAAGGGCTTTGATTTGTGCCAGCGTAGCCTTGCGTTTGTAGTACCAGTTGATGCCGAGCGTGAACAGCGCGACCAGAATACCGGCCAGCACGCCTACAGCACTCCATTCATCGGGACTGAGCCGGGTCAGCAGACCATTAGCAATCGTCCCGGCAGATGCGCCGTATGCCGCGCCTGATGCCAGTTTGCTCATATCGAT